GGCTTGGATGGAGGAACACGTAGAGAAGTGGAGGGCCGAGCTTGAGATCAAAATGAGGTCCGAAGCTGTTAAGGTTATCCTGGAAGAGACCAAGAGTGGGAAGGGCAAATACAACGCTGCCAAGTTTATCTCCGATGCAGGGTGGAGACCTAAGACGAAAGGGCGTCCAAGCAAGGAGGAGATCAAGCGGCAGACTAAGATTGCTGCTGGCATTGATGCTGCCATCACTGAGGATCTAGAGAGGATCGCCTAAGTGAGCGACCTGACTAAAGAGGAACGTAAAGATCAGATTAGGGAGGCAGCCGAGGCAGACTTGGTTACCTTCATCAAGTTGATCGCGCCTAAGACGGTACTGGGAGCCATCCACGTTGAGGTCTGCGATTGGTGGACTCGCAGTGAACGTAAGAAACATCAGATGGTTCTACTGCCACGGGATCATCAGAAGTCTCGACTGATGGCGTACAGGGTTGCCTGGCATCTTACTAACCACCCTGAACACCGTGTCCTATACATCAGTAGCACAGCTAACCTCGCGGAGAAGCAACTCAAATTCATCAAGGATATCTTAGAGTCTAAGATTTACCGACGCTATTGGCCTGAAATGGTGAACGAAAGTGTCGAAAAGCGGGAGAAGTGGACTAACTCGGAAATCTCACTCGACCACCCCAAGAGAGCCGAAGAAGGAGTCCGTGATCCTTCAGTTTTTACGGCTGGTCTTACTACTTCTATTACCGGTCTTCACTGTGATGTTGCCGTACTGGACGATGTTGTTGTCCAAGAAAACGCATACACTAAGGACGGCCGGGAAAAAGTTAAAGACCAGTATTCACTCCTCTCTTCCATCGAAGGAACAGGTGACGATAGCGAGAGTGAGGGTAGTGAAGAGTGGGTTGTCGGCACTCGTTATCATCCTTTGGACCTCTATAACGATCTTATGGAGATGGAGGAAGAGATATACGAAGCAACTGGCGAGGTTATTGATTTCGAACAAGTCTACGAGAAGATAGAGCGTCAGGTTGAGGATGAGGGTGACGGCACTGGTCAATTTCTGTGGCCGCGCCAACAACGTTCAGACGGGAAGTGGTTTGGCTTCGACAGGAAAATCCTAGCTAAGAAGAGAGCTAAGTACCTCAATAAGACTCAGTTTCGCGCCCAGTACTATAACAACCCTAACTCCTCTAACGATAACGGGATCAACGCTTCTCTGTTCCAGTACTACGATCCCAAGTTCTTAAGTCAAACCGGGGGCAAGTGGTATTACAAAGCTGAGCGAATCAACGTTTTTGCTGCAATCGATTTTGCTTTCAGTCTCACCAAACGCGCCGATTATACAGCAATCGCTGTAGTTGGTATCAATTCAATGGGGCAAATCTACGTTCTAGATATTGATAGGTTCAAAACAGAAGCTAAGATTAAAGACTATTATGATGCCCTACTGAGGCTCCACATTAAGTGGGACTTCAGAAAGATCAGGGCAGAGTGTACAGCCGGGCAGAAAGCCATCGTGAAGGAGTTGAAGAGCAGCTATATCACACCTAATGGTCTAGCCCTCTCTATTGAGGAACATACACCTACTCGGGCGTCTGGCTCCAAAGAAGAGCGTATGACGGCAATCTTAGACCCACGCTACGAGAATCTTTCTATTTGGCACTATCGTGGAGGACACTGTCAAATCTTAGAGGATGAGTTGGTCCTTACACACCCGCCCCACGATGATGTTAAGAATGCCGTGGCAGATGCAATCGAAATTGCTGTACCCCCTGCTAGGATGACACGGGCTTCAAACGAGAATGTAGTAGAATTCAATAGCCGCTTCGGCGGTGTAGCCGTTCGCTAAAGGAGAAGACGATGAGTGGTCGGACATTAAATCTAGAAGAGGTGATCTCTGGCGTCGATCCTATGGCTAAAGGGATTGCTGAGAAGTACATCTCTTGGGAAGCCCATCGTCGTCCGTGGTTAGATGAGAAACGAGAGCTACGCAACTATGTATTCCAAACCGATACGAGGAAGACATCTAATGCGCAACTCCCCTGGAAGAACTCTACTACCACTCCCAAGCTCTGTCAAATTCGTGATAATCTTCATGCTAATTACATGGCTGCTTTGTTTCCTCATGATGATTGGTTGAACTGGCAAGCAGAAGATCGTGAGAGCGCTGACGGTGCTAAGCGCACGATGATCGAAAGCTACATGAAGAACAAGACCCGGGTGTCCCACTTCAGAGCTACGATCTCCAAGATGGTCTACGACTATATCGACTACGGGAACGTCTTCGGTACGGTTGAATACGTCGATGAAACCCGTGTCGACGATGAAGGACAAGAGATTCCCGGGTACGTAGGCCCCAAGGCTGTCCGCATCAGCCCCAACGATATCGTCTTCAACCCTGTGGCAGATGATTTCGGCAGGACACCTAAGATCATCCGAAGCCTCCTAACCTTAGGCGATCTCAAATCTGACATCGATGATCATCCTGAGGAGGGATGGAAAGAAGACATCTTCGATCTCGTAGTTCAGAACCGGGAGCGGCTGCAATCGATCTCCCCGGCAGATATGAACAAGTCAGACGGGTTCATCATTGACGGCTTCGGCTCGATCCATCACTACTACTCTTCGGGGTTCGTCGAGCTTCTGGAGTTCCGTGGGGACCTCTACAATGAACACACCAAGGAGTTCTTTAAAGATCACATCATCACGGTTGTTGATCGCCTCCATATTGTCAGGCTGCAAAAGAATCCTAGCTGGCGTCCAGCAGGAGCTATCCGACATGCAGGATGGCGTCTCCGTCAGGATAACCTCTATGCGATGGGACCTCTGGATAATCTTGTTGGTATGCAGTATCGTATTGATCACTTGGAGAACTTGAAGGCTGACGTCTTCGATCAGATTGCTCACCCGATCACCAAGGTTAAGGGGTTCGTAGAGGACTGGACATACCAGCCTGGCGAACGAATCTATCTCGGGGACGACGGGGATGTGGAACACATGCGGCCTGACGTGACAGCTTTGAATGCTGACACTCAGATCAGTGTCCTAGAGGCCCGTATGGAAGAGATGGCGGGGGCGCCTAAGAATGCTATGGGCATCCGTACCCCAGGTGAGAAGACTCTTGGTGAGGTGCAAATCCTAGACAACGCTAGTGGCCGTATCTTCCAGAACAAGATCAGCTTCTTCGAGGATATGTTCCTAGAAGAGTTGTTGAACGATATGTTGGAGATCAGCCGCCGCAACATCAGTGAGAAGGACGTAGTCCGCACCATTGATGATGTCACTGGTGTCCAGCTTTTCAACGAGATCACACCTAAGGACCTCAGCGGTATCGGACGTATCTACCCGCAAGGTGCCCGGCATTTTGCTCAGAAAGCTAACCTGATGCAGAATCTCCAGTCCTTCGCTAACTCCCCTCTGGGCCAAGACCCTGCTGTCAACGTCCACATCAGTGGGAAGAAGATGGCTCGGCTACTGGAGGAGCTTCTCGATATGGAGCGCTTCGGTCTGGTCAAGGATAACGTACGCGTCGAAGAACAACATGAAACTCAACAGGCTGTCAACTTTGCCCAAAGAGACATAGAAGAAACCGAGGAGATTACGAACGAGTTAGCCACCGGAGGCATCGATGAGGAACAAGCAGCTGCCAGCAGTCTGGACGGCGCACTTACCGGATAAGACCAAGGAGGAGAAAAAGGCTAAAGAGGAGTTCGAAGCTTATATCCGTAACTCCCGTGGGGTCTTCGACAGAGCTATCGAGATCATCGAAACCTATATCGAAGCCCATGAAACTTCTCCGGAGGACTACGACTGCCCTAGTTGGGCTAACAAACAGGCCGATAGAAACGGCTGGAACCGTGCCCTCAAAAAGGTAAAGCAATTATTCGCTTGACAAACAGTGAGTAAGTATGGTATAATAGTTATAGAATAGACAAATATTCTAACTCGAGAGGACCCTACTATGGCTGACCAAGCCGCGACTGCATTCGAAGCTACTCCACAACAGCCGAGCAATGACCCTGCTGCTCAAACTGCCAACGAAAGTCCCAAGTTCTACGACATGTTGGTGGGAGAAGGAAAGAAGTTCGATGGTCAGGAAGCGCTAGCGAAAGGCAAGTACGAGTCTGACACCTACATCGAGCAGCTTCAATCAGAACTCAAAGGCTTGCGGACCGAACTCGAAACCCGAGTGGCCGCAGAAGAATCAGTCGACAAACTGCTTCAAGCGCGAGAATCAACTCCACCGCAAGGGGAAGTACCTGCTTCTTCACCGCAGATGTCCGAATCGGATATCACAGAGTTGGTTAAGCAAACCCTCGTTACCACGAGGACTGCTGAAACTGAACAGAACAACATTGACGAAGCTGACAAGGCTTTAGAAGTGCGGTTCGGTGATAAGAGAGCCGAATGGTTGACCAGCAAAGCTGAGGAACTAGGAGTCGGACGAGACTTCCTCCAAAGCATTGCAGCTACTAGTCCTAGCCTTTTCCTCACTACCGTGGGCCTCGATAAAGCCCCCGAAAGTCAGGGGAATCCTAGCGCCGGTAGTGTTAACACCGAGGCACTCCATGTCGCTCCCGTTTCCACAGGGGCCGTCCCTGGTACGTTCAAGCATTACGAGGAAATGCGAAAAACTAACCCTCGTGCCTTCTGGCAACCTGCTATTCAACAGCAGCTGATGAAGGATCGTACAGAGATGGGAGAGGAGAAGTTCTACGGTTAACCCTTAAACAAGGAGGACCTACCAATGGCAGGTCATAACACTGGAAACAGTGAACTCCTTATCAGGACGGAAGT